AGAGTCTCCAGAGAACTTAGTATCTCCTGTAACATCAAGCGCAACAGAAGGTGTAGTGTTATTAATACCTACGTTAGTGCCGTCATTAGTAATAACGCTGTCTACAAACTGCTCATTAGTATCGTCCCACTTACTTACAGTATCGTCAGTAAGGTTTTCTGCATTTCTAATGGAGATCTCAATATCTCCAAAGTCGGGGTCGGTGTTATCAGCAGTAATCGTAATACCCTCACCTTCTTCACTACCAGTAGTACCCACTGTAACCCAGTTAGTGCCGTTCCAGTACTTTATCTCATCATCTACAGTATCGTAGTATATCTGACCTTCAACTGGGCTTTCAGGAGCTTCTGCTAAATTCTGTATAGCAGCATTCTGTAGCTCGTTTTTTAGAAGGTTTATATCGGTATAGAACTTCTTTGCCATTTGCTTTTTAGTTGAAGTGAGCAGTGCCTGTTATAGCTTCGCTAAATGTTATTATTACTGAGTTATCCGAAATGTGCTGAACATCAGCCTCTATCTCATAACCGTCATCGTCTAGTAGTATTACAGCTGGTTTTTTAATTAAACTATGAGTTACGCTCCAAGTACTGGAAGCTGTGGTCTGATTGTGTACATAGCTGAGGTCACCACCACCCTTAAGACCCGAAATGTCAATGGTATTTTTAACAGGTTGATTTACAACAGTTGATTTGTTGTACCCTGTCTGCTTTACGGATATGCTAGTACTAGCACCGCTTTGTATTTGTATACTATTACTCACTTACGTCTTCGTTTACTTTAAACACTCCATACATCCAAGTCACAATAGTTGAACCTTGGACGGACTGTAAATCGTAAACGTAGATTCCGCCATCTATAGTTGCCATAATTGAAGCTGGAGAACTGATCGTTAGAACACCATTTGCATCACTTACAAAGCCAAAGTCGTTATCATTTTCATCATCTGAGTCACCGCTAAGAGCAAATGTTGCTGAAGTATCAGACTCACGAACCTGCATCACCCAGTCATATCCGGTTGATAGGTCAATAACTTCTCCGTCTTCATCTTTAAATGTAAGCTCTAAGGTAAATGTATCACCTTTTCTACAGGTAATATCTACTCTTGATGCTATGTCTAAGTTTACGCTGGTTGCCATATTGCAAATGTACTAATTTACTGGTTATCAAGAAGTTGATCAATGCCTTCTTCACTATCATCTTTAAGTTCTCCTCGCTTACCTTGGCGTTGAGAAATCATTTTAGATTGTTGAGCAGCCTGCTTCTCTGTTCTCTTATCTTTTCTATCTTCTTTTTTCATCTCAAGAGACTCCTTGAAATTCATATCCTGAGAGCGCTGATCCTGACCAGTCACACCCTTAATTGATTCTAGCTGAGACTTAAGCTGATACTCTAATTGAAGCAATTGCGCCTTTGCTTGAGCGTCTGCTTGAATTTCCGCAATTCTACTTTGAGACTGCATCTGGATTTCCTGCATCTTTCCTTGGCTGGATGCCTGTGCAGTTTGTTGATTCATCTGAGCTTGCATCTGAGAGTTCTGCTGCGCAATCTCTTGCTGCTGACGCATACGCTTCTTACGTCTAATGATCAGTAATCTTTCAGCTTGATCCACATCCTTTAATTGCCTTACAGCCATTGCATCTTCAAGATCTATTTCTTTTTGTGACAATGCTATCTGAATATTTTGCTCTAAGTATGACTTTTCTGTATCGTCCATTTCTGTTTGAACCTTCACTCCAAAGTTGTACATAGGCAAATCTCCGAATGAAGAAAGGACATCCATATTATTCTTTCCTATAGCCTTAGAGTACACTTGATACAATACAGACTCGGTAGGTAATATTTGTAGACATTTTACGATGTCCTCACAAACTCTTGAATATAGATACACAGCCGCATTAGTAATATCATAAATAGCGTTATTACCAGCAGCCATAGCTTGCTGTCGCACACCTACCAACTGCTCTCCTTTTGGAGACGTTCCATCCATTACTTCGTTAATACCTGTTGTATCACGGATAAGACGGAGATTATGGTTATAGATAGAAATAAGCTCATTGATATTACGGATACTATTGTCCAGAGACCTAACTGGAGGGTTCTGGAATCCACCCTCTGGATTCTTGCTACGATAGTAGAATACACCTGTTTGCTCATAAATGTCTTGTATATCCAGTGGTTGCAGTTCTCCGCCTTTACCTAGTTGTACGTTTTCTAAACCTTCTACATCTACAATCAAACCATCTGGCTTCGCCTTAGCGATCGCTTGTTGCAGTTTTAGATGTGATAGCTGTAACTGATCAGCAAAACCGATTACAGAGCCTACTAGAGACTTAGGCATCATTCTGCGCAGGTTTGTTGAAACCACAGAGTAAGACAACCTAGCCTTTGTTAAATCGTGTATGTTTTTAGGTACATTCTTTTTAAGACCATAGTCATACATATAATCACAACCAACTATATAATTACCTCCGTAAACAGTGGCAACGTTCATTGATGATGGCTCTCTATCAAAAACTGACTCCTTTGGCGGAGTATACTCAAATCCTTTATAGTAGAAGTTGCTGTTACCAAATCTAGAACCCTTCTCCTCAAACATCATATCGTCTACAGAGAGGAACTCAAAACTCATAACTTCAACAATAAACTCATCGTACCCATATGTTGTACGATCTAAAGTCTCGTCATAGTATTTGTAAGAAAGCTTATCAGCTCTATTTTGATATTTGTTCTTTACTTTTTGAGCTATTTTTTCATATTGCTCTTCTGTAAACTCATCACGAGCAATACGCTTAAGCTCAGAGATGCTAATCTTTTTGACGTGTCCTGCGTATATGAGGTCGCTAAACGTAGGGTCTTCGGTGTAGCTATGGAAGAAGAATGCCGGGTCGATGTACTCTTCTGTGATTCCATAGTTAGGATCGTTATTTCTTTTTACAACACCAATACCACAAGTAACTAAATCGTTTACTGCTCTGCGGTATACACGCTGGTCAAAGTCATTCCACTCTAGGGTTAAGTTTGTGCCAATCTGTGCAGCAATCTCAGCAGCTGTCTTAATATTGGCATCCATAAAGATCTCAGCTTCTTCAGGTGTTTCCGGTATGTCTTCCTCTGAAATACCTGTATTTACACCTGCTTGATTCATCTCCTGAATCATCTGCTTATTCTTTACCTCAAACATCTTTTCTGCTCTTTTCTTATCTTTCTCAGATTGAGACAGAGGATCGATAGCAGCGACATTTGGATACGGTTTTTTTGATAGAATGTTATTTACAACAATCTTTACAAACTTAGGAATGATCGGAACTGGTGACCAGTCAAGGTTTAAGAGTGTACCGTCACCACTGTTAGGATCTAAAGAGTTTAAGATTTGCTTATAGATAGAAGTATCTTGCGTACCATTAGCGTAGTCACGATTCGTCTCAAAGTCCTTAAGTCTGCGTCTGAACAAACTTCGCTCATCATCAGAATGACCCCATTGCTTTTCTATAGCTTTGGCGTATTTTAGACCGTAAGGCTTGGAGGTTTTTTGACCGTGTATGGCAAAGGGGTCTGGAAAATTACCATACTTTCCGTTTTCATTGTCTTTATTGTACATATAGCGTTTCGCAAAATACTTCCTTGCAAATATACTAAATTAAAACACTGCCTCTCAACGCCTTATCTCCTTCGTGTATCGTCTAAAAAACTTCTTGTCATCAAAATTAGACTGCTTCTTTTCTTTCTTAACTCTTTGAGCTGCTAGTAAAGCTAAACCAGAGCTAATTGTAAGGTCAAACTTGGTACGGTTGTCTATCTTGTATCCAATCCAATCTTCTAGAGTTCTGTCAAAGTACATCTTACCCATCTCGCCTGTCTCATCGTTAACTCCTACGTGTTCTTCTATGTAAGCTTCTATAGCGTGAGCGTGAGCCTGTATTACGTCTTGAGAGTTAGAGGGGATACCACGGGTCTTTGTGTTTATAGATCCAGGAGTTTTTAGATGCTCTGGTCGCTTCATAACATACTCCTCGTAACCTCTTGATTCAAAGTACCTTACGATGCCGTACTTATTGTTTTCAATTAAGAGTGGATATCCGTAAAACACAGAAGCCATAAGTACATCTTCGTAGAAGATTCTAGCCAGAGGTGGTCGAGAAGCATATTCAGCCACAAACATATTTGGTGGCGCAGCCATACTAAACTTATTGTATAAATGACAAGCACCCTTAGATCCTCTATTGTCTGTAGTAGAATCCAAATCATAACTATCGACTCCACCAACACCTATATGATCATTACCCGGATGCTTCTTGTTGTACTTAATTACGTACTTATTTCTAAGTTCATTTGGTGGCATCCAAGACACTCTCCACCTGCCTTGTGGATTAGGACTGAACATAACTTCTTTATCAGCTACCCCATCCTTCCACTGAAAGTTTCCACGAACTACAGGATTAGGATAAAGCTCTTGATTATGCTCTACCTGCTCATATATTTTACCAATGTTAAATGTAGAACCTTCAATAGAATCACGCATCGCTTCATCTACAGTAAACGGAAACTGACGTATGAATTCATTAAGCTCACGAGCATCGTGTTTTAAGGCATCTCTCTCGTTCTTTAAATACGTCTTAGCCCCTATATCTACATAATCCCCATCAATCGTTTGTACAGGATGTTGAGGGTCTTCAATAATAGGATTTCCGTGCTTGTCGAAGAATCCTTCAAGCGCTTCATAGGCGGGTATAAATAATCTATAAAGACCAGTTTTTGTTCTTCCATTTGCGTTTCTATCTTCTGGATCTGAATCTCTCCAAAGTTCTTTGTATTGATTACCTCCCTTATCCATAGGGTTTACAGTAGATCCCACTAAAGCCTTGCCTATGATTCTTCTACCAACAATGAGACAGGTTTTTTCAATCCTCCAGGCTTCTCTTATATCTGTAGGGCGCTCCCACTTTCCGGCTTCATCTAAATACATAAGGTGAAGTTTTTCACCATCATATGCGTTATTAGTAGTGTTCTTCCAGTTAATAATAGTATTGAGAGCCTCTCCTTTATTAGAAGTTTTATTCTTCTTAGTAATACGCTTAGATGGCTCACGGAACGCTAATTCCATACGTGGATTGGTAGTACCGTCTTGTATAGGTTTAAAGAAGAATGGATAGCTTTTAAACATAGGAACTACCTTTTTCATAAAGATGTTCTCCTGTGCGTCTTTACCCGTTTTAGACTGTATCCCTAATAACTTATCTTTTACCTGAGTGCCTTCATCCACAAGTATAGCAGCAGACATATTAGTGTATCCAGAACGTCTACACTTAGTATACATTTGACCTATAGATCTAGGGTCTGTTTCACAAGCTGCGAAGTGAATAAATAGTCTTCTTTGAAATTCTAGGTACGAGGCGTATCCGATGTCCATTTTGCTCCATTGGAGGAGCATATAATGTCTCCCTGTAATGTAGACAGGCTTACCATTATTGTAGAACCAAACACCGTTACGCCTACGGTCAAACTCTTTTTCGATGTACGGAGAAAAACGCTTTTTGAAGTCGGATGGCATTTCATACCACTCATCCATAGAGCGAATCCTCTGCAATTCTGCTGGCACAGGAAGTCTTTCCCACATTTGCATATTGCGCTCCCTATCATTAAAGAGGATTTCTTTTTTATGAGGAACCTTGGGAAGTTGAATATCAACCCCACCGATGGTGATAACCTCACCCTGCGTATCGTTGGGACATATACTAACAATGTATTCGTCATACCCCTCAACTTTTTTAAGACCTGCCATTTCATTTAATTAATAATCCCAATAACAGAATATTTGATTACTTGGAGAACTTTTCTGCGAATCCTCCTGAGTAGTCTTGCTCTGCTTCAATTCCTCCGGTTTCTCGGAGTTCTCTAACCATTTGTTCAAGTCTCTGGTATTCGATGAGTAGTTCTTTTGCATCTGTTGCTGTTTGCTTAATACTTTGTAACTCAGCCTTTCTTTGTGATCCAGACAGATCACCGTCTACAGGCTTTCTAATTTCGTCAATCATATTATTGATTGCTACCTCCATTGAAGACAGTAACCTTGTTGATGCTTCTACTGTGGTGAATTTACGCTTCTTTGACATACACTAACTCTGTTGTTCTCATACGATACACTTTGTCTCCATTCAGGAGTTCCATTTCGTATTCTGAATTCTTCGTGTAACCCACCAAATCA